CCATCACAGCATAGATCAAATACTCGATCTTGGTCATGCGCCTTTCGCCACTTTTCAACGATTGCTCAATGTTGCGGTAACGCTCATCACAGACTGCAATGTGGACGGCCAAGTCTTTCTCGGTATCAGACATTGGGTGTCTCTGGAGGTTGTTGTGCTGAGATTTGTGGTTTTTCCATTTTTTTATCTTTAGAAAGTGATTGTTCCGTCTAAAATCATTGTCATGTCGGCTCCTTAATTATTTTGCAGGAACTTCAACCCAAGCCTTTGTAGTCTCATCCCATGTGTAATGTTTGCCATCAGTAGGCATTGCAACTGGTGCATTCCACAAGCAAGTGTTGTCATCAAGAATCCAAGATGCAAAAGGTTGAGGGGGGATGAACGCATCACGAGTGCGGTCGTAGGTAAAGCCAACACCTGCGTAGTTCTTACGCAATGGAGTGCCACCATTAGCGTGTACGCCACCACGCGTGTTGTATGAGGTTTGAATCCACTCACCCGGGCTTGAGTCCACAAATGTTTGGAAGAATTCAGCTTCAGCAACGATGACTTGCGAAACTTTGCCGTCAACTACTTTTGCAAAATGTGACATAAGATTTGCTCCTTGAAAGATTGATTAGGCAGTAAATGTGCCAGAGATTGTAAATGTGTGATAGGTATACCCGCCAGCGTTAGTAACAGTTCCTCCAGAGCCACGCTGTGAACCTGCATAGCGAATAACTACAACGCCAGAACCACCATTTGCGGCAGATTTATTTTCACCACCGCCACCGCCTCCACCACCAGTGTTTGCAGTTCCAGCGGTTGCGCCAGATGCTCCATAGTGACCATTACCTCCACCACCAGTTCCGCCAATACCACCTTGACTTCCAGCAGAACTGTGGTTTGAACCTCCGCCGCCTCCAGCGTAGTAAGTGCCACTTAACCATTGGTAACCTATGCCGCCATTGCCACCAATTTCTTTGTCAGGACCCCCAGTTGCTTGTGAACCAACAGCGCCGCCACCACCACCACCGCCAGAGGAAATACCAGAATTACTTGCTCCTGCAAAACCCTGACCAGTTGTGCCAGAGCCGCCAGAAGTGTTTGTTTGTCCACCGCCACCACCAGAGCCTCCAGAAATGCCACTTAGGTCGTTGTAGGCACCACCGCCACCACCACCAAGTGCAGTTTGCCCAAATCCAGTTGAATTGTAGCCACTTGCTCCTACTGATGATGATGAAGTAGGTGCAGTACCACCCGCCCCAATAACTACTGGATATGTAGTGTTCGTAGTTCCAGTAACTGTAGAAGCAACATAACCCCCCGCACCACCACCGCCGCAGTTTCCTGAACTGTCAAATCCACCGGAGCCACCACCAGCAACAACTATGTATGCAATGGTGTAAGAAATACTAATGGCACTCCATGTTCCAAATTGATAAATTTCTATAAACCCAGTTGTTGTGTTGTATCGTTCTTGCCCAGCAGTTGGGCTAGATGGTCGTTGAGCAGTTGTTCCACTTGGTAAAGTCAATGCACCTGTACCATTGAAAGTAGCATTTTGACTTGTATCAATCGTCAACGCAGTTGTACCCGCAGTAGCAATTGTGACTGTTCCACCTGAAGAATTAACTGTGACATTGGATGTGCCGTTAGAAATAGATGAACCACTAGATGCTTGCCAAGATGCTGTTGTGCCATTAGATGTAAGCACATAAGTATTTGCACCAATCGCCAATCTTGTTGCGCTATTAGTGCCATTACCAATGATTAGATCACCTGTTGTGGTAATGGGTGATAAAGCATTGAATCCTGCGCTTGCCGTGGTTTGGCCTGTTCCACCATTGGCTATTGCTATGGTTGTGCCATTCCACACGCCCGTGGCGATTGTTCCAACGGCAGTTAAGCTACTTGTAACAATAGCAGATGGTAAGGCCGTGCCAGCTAGATTAGCGGCGGGGAATCCCGTTGTGTTGGTTAACGTGCCACTTGTGGGCGTTCCCAATATTGGGGTTACCAATGTAGGGCTAGTGCTTAAAACTACAGAGCCTGTGCCTGTAGATGTGGTGACACCAGTACCGCCATTGGCTACTGCCAAAGTACCTGCAACAGTCACCACACCATTGGTGGCTGTGCTTGGGGTAAGACCCGTAGTACCAAAAGAAATAGTGCTTACGCTAGTTGCGTAGGTTGCGTTTGCTAGAACTTTAATAGTTCCAGATTGGTTGAAGAACAATTTTCCATCAGTAACATTGATGGCCAATTCACCAACCGCTAGATTGCTAGTCGTTGGAGTGTTACCAGTGGTTGTACTGTTTAATAAAATGATTGGTGTGTAACCAGATGCGGCCATTAGAATGTACCTCCGTTGATGCCACTTGTAATGGCGTTATTCGTGTAATTGTAAGTCAAAGACGTGTTAGTGTTAACAGGTTGATTTCCCGTTGCTGATGCACTGAAGTGAAGATAATTCGTTGCGCCTGAGCCTGCCGTCAACGCCACATTTGTTGCGTTTGTTGCAGTTGTTGCTGTAGTTGCCGAGCCTACAGATAGTGTAGATTGTGCAACATATTGAGGAGCGCTTGCGCCTGCAGTTAGTACGTATCCGCTTGTCCCAAGCGACAAAAAAGTTGTTGTTCCAGAGGCTGAATTGTAAGGTACAGAGCCTGCCGCACCGCCTAATATGTTTGTCGCATTGGTTGCATTGGTAACAGCAGTTGTGCTTATGACTGCTACAACTTGAGCTGCAGTTGCCGCTGTAAAGGCCGATGTTCCATTACCGTAAGCCAGCCCAGTTAAAGTAACTGCTCCAGTACCGCCGTTAGCAACTGGTAATGTTCCAGAAACTTGAGACGTAAGGCTTACACCGCTGAGCGTACCGCCTAGAGTTAACGATCCGGAGCTTGTGACGGTACCTGTCAAAGTGATACCGTTAACTGTTCCTGTTCCTGTGACTGAAGACACTGAGCCAGACGCTGCTAGCGTTCCTGCGCTAAATGTTAAATTGGTGCCTACAGTTACACTACTAAAGCCACCTGCGCCATTTCCATAAAGTATAGCGCTACCAGAAGTTGCAGGAGCGTAATCTGTTCCAGAAACTGCGTTAATTAACGCTCCACCGCTGTTTGCTTTTTGAATAGCTGTACCGCTTGGAGGTGCCAAATAATCTGTACCTGCGACTGCCGCGCTTATAGCAGTGCCATTACCTTTTAGCACGCCTGTAATAGAGGTAGTTAACGTGATTGCTGGAGTTGTAGTTTGATTAGCTACCGTGCCTGCAAAACCATTTGCTGAGACTACAGAAACTGACGTTACAGTTCCAGTTCCTCCTACCGCTGTCCATATAGGAGGACTAGAGCCTTGACTAGTTAAAACTTGACCCGCAGCTCCTACAGAAGAAACGCCGTGTGCCGTTCCTGTCCCATAGATAACTGCACCAGCTGTAGGCGTTGCAGAAGAATTAGTACCGCCTTGCGCGATGGCTAAAGTCCCGCTTGTTACCTGATTTGCAGTGATAGCGATAGCTGTGTTTGTTGCGGTTGTTATTTGTCCGTATGCGTTAGTAACGATAACAGGAAGAGTTGAAGCGTTACCGTATGTTCCTGCTGTACCTACAGCTGCCAAAGCGATTGTGCCTGTGGTGCTGATTGTGCCACCTGTTAAACCAGCCCCAGCTGTTATAGATGTTACTGTTCCTGCGTTCAAAGTGTTTGATGACGCGGAGGTAATTCTACCATACTGGTCAATAGTCACTGTAGGCGCGGTATACGTACCTTGAGAAACTCCAGTAGTGGCTAAAGATAGCGTAGGATAACCACCTGACGCGTCACCGTTTGCAACGGATATCTGTCCAGACGTTCCAGTTATTGTGACTTGGCTTGCGCTTGTACCGTTGATGGCTAATAAGCCTGTTCCGCTTTGAGTAGCCAAATTTGACATCAAGCCTGAAAGCGATATAGTTGGGTTACCTGAAACGCCGTTTGCGTTTGATATTGACAATCCATTAGTTACCGCGATAGTAACGCTAGTCAGTGTGTTCGGTCCAGTCTTAACTTGTAAACCCGTAGGCGAAGTCAAAATTGAGGAAGCTGCTCCAGTTAGAGCTAGGGTGTAAGGTCCTAGCGCACCGCTATCAGTTAACGAAATACCTGTAGTTACAGCAAGGTATCTACTATTTGCTAATGTAGATTGGGTTCCGACTGTGAGAAAAGTTTGCGTTAAAGTGGGTGAGCTAGCGATAGAGCTTACAGGAGTTTGTACTGTTTGGCCATTCTGAACAATAGGCACAAGCTCAGCTCCAGTCAATGGACTAGAAGCTGCTGGTAATTGCGTTATTGTTACATTTGACATCTATTGTCCTGCTGAAGGGCTAAGATTATCCAGATTACCATTGTTTTCTGGAGTCTGTGTGTTTTGTTCAGGTGATAGCGCAAAAGTGCTATCAGGATTTGTAGTTATTATAGCGTCTGGATTGACCCCGATAGGGGCGTCTGGACGCGGAAAACGTATAGAAATTTTTTCAGGTTGACGCGGAGCTAGGCGATAAGGGTCAAATTGGTCACTGCAACCCTGTTGGCATACCTTGATGCCAGGCAGGTTACCGTCAGGTTGCAACTCATCATATGGTCGCTTCATCTTGCACCGATCGCAGATAAAGATGCTTAGTGATGAATTACCGCGAGTGTCTAAGAATATTGGCATATCATCTTGTGTAAGGTGATATGTTAGGTGCTAGCATGATAGGAGACTTATCACGTTCTTCTTGTTCAGCTAGATTGAAATACTTATCAGCTTGTCCTTCAAGGTACTGTATACGCGCTAGGTCAACTCCAGGAAGTTCAACTGCTGTTTGATGCGCTAACATCCATTTAATAGCCATCAACCAACGATCAGGCACCTCTAAATTACCGTACAAGTTACCTACATCCATGATTTCACGATGACACCACGCCGTAATTTGAGGCATATAGGTGTTAGGTGTAGGCCAAACTGTCATTTTTGGCTGTGGTATGGTTCTATTAAACCAAAACTGTAGCGGTCTATCATTTAAAAACTGTTTATTTGGTAAATTAGTATAGTCATCACGGTTCATACGCGCTAAAGGTATTTCCGACGGGGCTGTACCCCATACTAATTGAAGCATCTGAAGCGTAGCACCGCCAGTTTCAATGATTCTCCAGCAGGGTTGTGAGCTGCTAGGGTCTAATTCATAATAAATCCATGTTCCAGCAACCCAAGAAACTGATCCCGGAGCGTAAACTGTAGTCCAATTGACACCGTCAGGGCTACTTTGAATTAAAATGTTAGTGGTTAAGTTTACAGAAGGTAAAATTCCTACTGTAGCGATGTAAACTGGGTTACTAGAACCGCTGTTTATGCCGATATAACCATTAGAGTTTGTTTGTAAAAACACCGCTTGAGGGCTAGGCGAACCACTATACGCGATAGATACATTACCAGAAGACGCATTACCGCCTGAAGTTATTTGCGTTACAGTCCTGTAATTTGAATTTAAAACATCAATCGTTCCTACTGGAAGTACGTACTCATACGTTTCGGGGGTAAGCCCGACTACGTTTTTCTGTATACACCAGTAATTGATGCCCATATTGGCGATGTTATTAAGAAGCATAAAGAGGTTTTCTTTAGCTGCTTGCACCTGCTCAATAGTCAATTCTTCAGCTGTTTTTCCAGAAACACGGCCAGCGTGATCTATCATAGCTTGTACTGTGATAGTCGTTGTCCCGATTGTGCCTGAATAAGTTGCTGCCATGTTTTAGATCACCAATTAGGACATTTCCAACGCTTCAGTGACGCTTTTGCTCGAGGTGCATCACCTTTTGCATGTTTAACTACGCCTGACATTCTAGCGCAAAAAGAGTCTTTTCGAGGACCGCCTTCAGGTTGAGGAGCTTGTAAATGGCTTCCAGTAGCGCGGTTATATTTTTCTCTACCTTTAGCCGTCAAACCTGCGCCTTGGCTAGTGGGTAACGCTTCTCCGCGCCCGACAGATAAAGACACTTCACCACCGCTCTTGTGCTTTGCCGTTTTAGCTGATTCTTTAAAATCTTTAGCAGTTGGCGCTCCAGGACTTCCTGGTTTACGCATGTGCTCACCTGATCCGTGCTTTATGCGCTCTTGCTTTGCATGGATATTAGCATAAAGACCGCCTCCATCAGCTTTTTTAGCAGGAAGATTTTTATAGGCTTTTTTACCTACGTTGCTCTCTGTGTATTCAGCAGCTTGCCTAGAGCTCATTCCTACTTTTTTAGCAACAGCAGGATCATGAGCTACAGCTTGCATAAAACGAAACTGAGCTTGGCTTTTTGCTGGCATTTTAAGTACCTGAACCAGTTACGTTATTGTTGGCTTGAATCAGCTTACCATTTACAACCAATCCTGCTCCAATAGTACCTGTACTTGCTTTCAATTGAAATTGAAGATCAGTTTTTTGGGTATATTTGAAAGGATTGGGTCTTGTAATTGTAAAGATTGAAACAAAAGGTTGTTGCAACACACTTAAAGTCACACCAGTCACATTGTTTGTGGCTTGCACGTTGTAAGTTATGATAACACTACTTGTATAACTATTGCTTGTGTTAATCTCAACTTGGTCTAAATAAAACTCATAGTTTGCAGGTACGCTGTACCAAGCATTCTGTGACTTACCGATACCAACATTGATTTGACCGTAAGTTGTCGTGCTGACCTTGATAGTAATTTGTCCAACGTTGGTTGTTTGACCAGAAGCTGGTGCTGTCAAAAACAAATTGTTGATTCTCAAATAACTATTTACAGTGGTTGTTCCACCAGTTGCAATAGTTATTGTTTCTGAAATTTGATTCCAATTTGCATCCAAACCAACTACAAGTACTGTAGCTCCATTGTCAGTTGCAGACCCACTTGCAACCGTCATTGTGGATGCTGAAGCTGGAAAAGTATATGCTGAAGCATTTTCCCAAATTGCAATTGATGAAGTACCAACCGAAGGCTGATACCCAAAAATATTTACTGTGCTATGGCCATAAATTTGCCCGCGTGCCACTTGCAAATCAAATGGCTCATATGCGCCTTTACTAGTTATAGACGAAACGACATTATTACTCATGGTATTTCCTTAGAAAGAGGGAGCCTCAGCTCCCGTCTTATCAGTAGTTGCAGTTTTTAGCAGTGCGAACACCACCGCCATGAGCTTTTTTAGCTACAGCACCGCCATGTTCATGCATTTTGCTGTGCATATGGCCATGAGACTCATGATGTCCCGCAGCGTGCATGTGCTTATGACCGTGGTCATCGTGGTGTTTAGCAGAGTGCTTATGGTGCTCCATGTGACCACCTTCGGCTTTATGGTGCACTTTACCGCCATGTTTATAACCAGCTGGGGCTTCTTTGATTTCCCCAGTTTTCTTACCGCCTTTGTGAGCAGTAAAACCAGTCATATCTGACTCATACTTGCTAATAGAACCGCCGTCTTTTTTGTGCAAAACTTTACCGCCACGTTTGTAACCAGGACCCTCAACTCCACCAGTCTTAGTATTAAAACTTTTAACTTGTTTTGCTTCATGAGGATTGTTCTCAAAAGGAGCGATAGAGCCACCCTTGGCCTTATTCTGCACCATACGGTCTATCACTACCTTGGTAGGTTTTGGTTCGCTTCCGCGGACGCCTTTAATAACGCCCCCGTCAGCTTTGTGATGAACCTTACCACCACGCTTGTATCCCGGACCTTCAACTCCGCCAGTCATAGCTTTACCGCTACCGTGAGGCATGCCTTCACGACCTATACGATGTGAGCTATCAGCGTCATTAATCTGCTTACCTTTTTGAGTAGGAATGTTTAATTTTGCTAGAGCCGAAGGTTTACCATGAGGCATTTCTTTTTCAGCAGCCTCAATAGCGCCTCCTACGGCTTTATGCATCGCTTTACCGCCGTGTTTCATCATTCCTGGAGCTGCACCCATAGGCGCGCGACGAGCCATAACAGGCATAGCGCGTCTTGCGACGGTCATTGGCACTGCGGCAGGCATAACGCCACCCAGCGCTTTGTGATGAACTTTACCGCCATGCTTAAGACCGTGATGAGCTTTTGAAGCTTTTTCACTCTCGTGATGCTTCAACTCTTTTTCAATCTTATGCATTTCTTTCATCTCAGCTTTATGAGCTGCTCCACCCATAGCTTTATGCATGACTCTACCACCACGTTTCATCGTAGCTTCGTCTGCTGTAGGCTCAGTTGTGTCTTCTTTAGGCTCTCTACCAAATGATTGTGCCATGATGGGCTCCTAGGTTAGGCTTGGGTTACACCGAGGGCGCCAACGCGAGTTGCGTTAGGACCTGATGCGATACTAGGTACTAGAATGCCCATTACTAGACGTTTTGTACCATCTGATGCGCTTGGAGGTAGATATGTTCCACGAACATCACCTGTAGTTGACGTCGCAGGAGTTGTCATATCTGCAACTGTAAAAGTACCTGCTGGACGAGCTAGCGTGTTGTTCCAACCCAAAGTACCAACATAACCTGCATCGAATACGCGAACGGGTAAACCGATAGTATCAGTAGTTCCTACAGTTATTGCAACTGGAAGAGAGCCATTAATAGCGATTGAGGCTACTTGATAAAAGGCTTTTTTACCGCTCACATTGGCGACTGCAGAAGAAGTTGTACCTGTAGCAATCACTTCAGTCATTGGCTGACCGTAGTAATCGTAACCAGAGACTGTTAAGTTTCTGCTTGTGGAGATTGTACCTGATGCTGTAGTCAATTGAACTGCACGAGCGCAATCTAATTGAATAACAGTTGTACCGTCAGCACGTGTGATTGATTTAGAAGAAGTGCCTGCAGTTAAAGTCAAATTACCTGCGGCTGAAGGAGTTTGCGAAGCGGCAATGTTTGCGGCTTGTAGCGTTTGTGGGACTACATCCCAAACGTAGATGCGTCCAAGAGGTCCAACTCCCAAATCCATAGGAGCAGGATCACCTAAAAGCGCATTACCTGAAGCGTACATCGTAGTAGCTGAGCTAACTGTAGATGATTGCGACAGCGTATAGTTAGTACCTGAGTTTGTAGAATTTACTGCTGTGATGTAAGAGTTTGCTGTAACGCCAGAGCCGACAATGTATTGACCGACGGTCAAGGAATCGCCAGATAAAGTAGCTACGACTGTTAAAGTAGTACCAGAAATAGTAGCTGAAACGATAGCCTCAGCGTTACTAGTTCCTGTACCCATAAATGTAGGCGCTGCGCCTAAAAAGAGGTCATCTGAAAATTGGGGCATGATCTACTCCATGAAAAGTTTGATCTTGTTAAACAAAAAAGGGGAGAGGTTTTTGCCCCTCCCCGCTGGCTTTAGACGCCAGGAGTACCGAACATAGCGCGTGGGTCAGTAAACCCAGGGATATAACGCTCTGTTGCTTTATAGCGCATCGAATCAGTTTCGAAGTCGCCTTCCATAGTTTTCTCCAAACCACGGCGCATCATTAGCTTCATACCTTCAGGTGCGTCAGTTTGGATCCACCAGTTGGTAGCAGAAGTCAAACGGCTGATAACAGCAGCGCCTTCAGGCATCAAACCGATTGATTTAATCGGGTTAATGTCATTGTTAGCGGTGCCAGTTCTCAACACTGACTTCAAGATCACCTCAGCTTGCATCACGTTGCCAGGAGCGACAACGAGTTTCAAGGGTTGTAGGCGAATCTTTTTCTGGTTGTTGTCAACTGCTTGACGGATCTGGATGAGCATTTGCTCAACCGAGGTCTGTGACAATGCAGCAGGCGTGGCCAGAATATTGGAGAACGTACCGTTTACGATGGGGTGAGCACTTGAGTTAAGTGCAACGCCGTCACCGCCAGCATAGGAGCTGTTAAACGCGTAGTTCAACACGTTAGCGCACAACAGTTCTTTTGTTTCAACCAAAGACTGTGCCAAGTGTTTGGCATAGATTTGGCCCAAACGAACGTGATCACCGTCCTCAACCAACACTTTTGTCAAAGCAAAAGCGAGGCCATAGACTTGGTAAACGTAACGTTTGAGGAACAAAACTCCACCCTGTTGATATGAAACTGGTGTTCCATCAGGGAGTTGAGGAGCTGCGCCGAATCCGTATAGGACGGGTTCTTCATGATAGTTACGGGGGATACCCATCTCTTCACGGAAAACCTGCTCCCATTCATCGGCGCGTTGGTCGTAAACGCCATCAAAAGACTCATTGAGGATTGGTTCAACAATCGATCTAAAGTCCGTACTTCGCATTGGTGCTGCCATGATGCTATCCTTTCTTTAATTATGCAATTGCGGTGAATTGACCGAAGAATTGCGTATTAGTCATCACGACACGCACAATAGTGTATGCGTCGCCCCAGTTATTGTCAACACCTTGTCCGATATCAACAACGCGCATTTGACCTTGACCTGCGTTACCAACTGCGGTGCTAACGCCTAAAGTTGCTTGAGACAACCCAGTGTAAGTAGAACCATTGTTGATATTAGCACTGGTAAAGTTATACTCATTACCAATCGAGGTCTGTGCCAAACTTGCATCAGCTTGAATTTCATAAACGATGTTTGGATCGTTGTAGAAATAAGCAACGCAACTACCTGTTTGATAGGCAGTAGAAGCTGGCCAGTAGTTAGACACGCGACGGCGTCCTGTAGTGTCAGTCCACTCGACGCCAGCAAAAGCGCCTGTAACTGTACCTGTAGCTAAAGCAAGCTGAATTGTTCCAGTAGTACCGCTGTTAGCTGTAGTACCGTAAACAATAGGCTGCCCTTTGTAGATGTTCGAGCTGTAGCCCGATACGATTCCGCCAGCGAGAGCCTGAGCGCGGTCCAAACCAGAAGGATGGAACGCAGGGCGCAAACCGAACGGTTGCAGTAATGCACTCATTTGGGTTTCCTTAAAAAGTTGAGGTTTGTTTGTTTTTTGCTTTTTACAAAGCGCACAAATCACATACCGTGATTTTTTAAAGACACTATCTTTGCCCTGTGTCCCGTCGGGTTTTTTCGCCGCACCTTGTTAACGGCGCAGCTTTAGCGAAATTATAACCTTAAAACGTCGGTATAGGGGCAGGTCTATCAATCTCACCGTCGCCTTCACGATGGACCAACGGTCTGCCCTTACTATCCCTCAATCCACCAACGAGTTGGTCCTGTTGAATGGTCAACTTCTCAGCTTCTTCTCTAGGAGCGTTATGATGGAAATGAGTCATGATTGCTTGGTACATATCCTCAGGAATCTTGTACAAAACCATTTCATTAACTGAAATATGTCCTACATTTTCACCTGATTTTACTTTTAAGTGATCAAAACCCGTGATTTCATCTGCTAAAACTGGAGTATAACCAAGTCTAAGTCTTTTATGGATAGGATCATACTGGCTAGTGGTTGATAACCAGCACGTGTGGAATCCAGGAACGTGAGGAGCTTCTGGTAGGGCTTCTTGGATGAATTTTTCCATCATAGAACGCATGGCTTCAGGTGAAGTTGATACTAAACCATCAGCTTTGCGCTCTGTATCTTCTTTAACTCTATTTTCACGGCCAGCGTTGCTTTTAATTAAACGATCGTCAGACATTTTTAATTCCTTTGTGAGTTGTTTTTATCGTAATCCATGTAGTATTGAACCATTTTTGCTTTACGCTTAGGATCAAACCACGCTCCAGTTTCTTTCATCGCTGCTACGCGATCAGGTGATATCTTATACACACCAGCTTTTTCAGTCGATGAAGTCTCACGACCTGAGCCTGTGACTACTGAGCGACGTTTTGGTGCTTGTGCAGGTGCGTCATTGTAGTCTGAGTCAAAACGATGCGGCATACGGTCCCTTAATCTGTCATCTAACTCTTCCCAATAGTCATTTGAAGCTGGGTCCCATCCTTCATTGTGCAACTCAACATCAACCGCATGGGCTATCTTACTGTCTAAATTACTCAAATCAGGTTTGTACCACCCATGTTTCTGCATCCAAGTCGCTGCATTGTGCTGAACTCTAGAGTCTGGCACTTGAAGATTATTTTGCTGAGGGTTTCTAGCTGCGTTAAGCATGTTTTGCTTTACTGAACCTAACTGCTCTAGAGCTTTTTTAGACTCATAAAGCATCTCTTGCGCTTTAACCATCGCATCGCCATCCTGGGCTTTAAGCGCCTCAGAAATTTTAGATTGCGCGTATTGCACTCTTAATTGAGAGTCTTCAATACTCTTATCAACACGGGCTAGCTCTGCTCCTGAAGTGCGATTTTCAACGTTCAACAGCCTTGCAGATAGCTCATCATTTTGTCGTTTGAGTGACGAAATGATGTGAGCGCTGTCTTCTAGCTTTTTCTTTTGAGCGTACTTTTTGTTCTGCCTTTCAAGCCGTCTAGACTCCCGCAGTTTTTCACGATCAGCTTCAGACAGGTTTCTAGTCTCCCTATGCTCAGCTTGCTCTGTTCTGTCAGCAGGTTCTTCAGCAGCTGCTTGTTCAATAGGTTCAGCTTCTTCTACCTGAATCTCTTGTTTTTCATCAACAGGCATAGTGACTGTTGCAGATCCATCAGCTGCTTCTTGCATTTCTAGTTTGTCTGTAGGCGTCATAGGTATGCCCTTTGTTTGGTGTGATCGCCAGTAACAACAGCAATCAACTCTGTGTCATTACAAAGCCCAAAAGTAACTGGGCTATCTTTATCATCGGGGTTATCTACAAAGAAACGATCAGCGTTCCATTTCGGAACTCTAACGATATCTCCTGGTGACGCCCATACACCTTCAGGCCAAGGTTCTCCAGAGTCGCGTTTCTTGAAAGCAATAGGACCTACTGCAATCAATTTGGCGATCATGGTTTGGGCTTTTTCTGTTTCTACGGTCTCATCAACTAAGATAATTCCGCTAGATGTAACCCTCTTAGGTGTCTGTCGAATTTGTATTAAAATTCGATTACCTACGGGTTTAACTCCTGCTTCTACTGGAGGAAAATAATCCTCATTTGTCCACTGTGCATCAGCCATTAGGCTTCTCCTTCTAAGCACTCTTCAGCGCTTGGTTACAACCGCCCGACCATCGAGCGATTTATCTGTCATCATCCTCTTGAGAATGTAATAAATTGTCAATAATAGTGAGGGCGTGCTCTAGGCCAGCGTACCGACCTGAGAGCTCTTTATACGCTTCAAAAGACGAAGCATTTCCCTCTGCTAAGGAGCTCGCGATTTCCATCTGAGCTATCCTTATTTCCTGAATTAGCTGCTCAATCAACGTCCGCGTCCTGCTGATTTACGCATTGGAGTCGCTTTAGGAGGAGCTTTATGTTGCATACCTTTATGGTGTTCAGGTTTGCCTCCAGTTTTCATGCCTTGCAAGGGCAACCCAGTTGCTAAACGGTGGTGTTGGCGTTGGGGCTCATTTGTCATGTCGTCTTTCATTTCTTACTCCTTAGTTTCGGGTTTAGGATTTGCCGCCTCATGCAACATCTGTCTCTCTTCTAGTATAGTGCGTTGTTGCTCCGCATCTACTTGTGCCGCATCTATTGTTAGCTCCATGCCTTTTATACGCTCTTGTGCAATATTGTTCGCGTCGTTTATGGCGACTTGTGTCTGTAAACGCGCTGCTTCCATTTGTTGTTTGGAGTTGTCTTCTTGCTCTTTTTCTGAAGCTTCTACCTTGAGTTTTTCTCCAGCAATCGTTGCGTTGACTTTGTCCTGCTGAGCTTTGCGTTGTGTTTCTGCTAGCTGAGCGTTGACTAAGGCTTGAGCGTTTGGATCCATTGGAATCTGACTTGCTTTTTGCTGTTGAATCAACTGCTGTACCTGCTTCTGCATCGGTACTAAGTCTTGCATAATTGCTGAAAGCTCCTGCTGTGACAGTTGCTTTACGTTGACGCTTGTAGCCGCAAGAGTCGCTTGAGAAGGAATTGGTATACGCTCCACTTTCAAGATATCTAGCTCTGAACCGCGCTTCATTTGATCCAAATACCAGAAAGACAAATGCTCTTTAACGTGAGTAATCACTGCTGGTAAAAACGTATCAGACATAATAGGACCGCCACCTAACATGGGATCAGTCCCAAAGTCCAAATGCGTTTGAATATGTGCCATATGGTCTTGTCCAGGAAACGCTCCAACAGGCTTGCCTAGAGTCATACTGACATTCTCTAGCGCAGGATTCATATCCTCAACTTTAGCGGGATCAGGTAGTACGTCTTGCACGTTAGGTATCTTCATCGTTTGAAGAATACGTTTTTCAACTGCTAAAAGATTGTAAAGAGTTGGATTGGCTTGTGCGCGTTGTGCTAGTGCTTGCGCTTGAGCAAACCTTTGCGTGTCACTAAAGATGTTAGGGTCCGACACGGGTACAATGTCGCTCATCTTATTGAAGTCATCTTTAGTGACAGGGATTTCTTCAATGATGTCATCCAAGTCCATATCATCGAAGTGCCATCTATTTAGGCGAGCTAAGACTTTAAGAACCCTTGCTTGTGAGGCGTGCAATCGAGCGTGAATAGCGCTAAATACAGCTGCTCCCTGCTCAATCATCGCTTGCGTTGTTCCTACTGGAGCGGTGCTTGATATATCAGCGATCTTTTCCTCAGCCGTCGTTACAACGCCTTTTGCTGCGTCAGTCAACCAACCTAGCAATTGGAACAAAACAGGCGAAGGTTGATTGAATGGCATAGGCATCGCAATCTTGCGTATGTCATCAACGCCAGGAGCGCCTTCAATCTCTGTGACTTGCGTAACCTCAATGTTCTGTGACTGACCGGAGATCTTTGCTCCTTTCAGTTTCAACATCGTCGCTGCGGTATTTATATGAGCCGAATCCAACAATGCACGAAGAGCGCCAGTAAGAGCGGCACTGAGACCACCAATGAGATGAGGTAAACCAATTGCATAAGCACCTCGCCATGGGATGAACTTGAATTCAATGATCCAGTCTAGCTTTGCCCGACGGTCGTCCCCGTCCTCCCAATTACGATACAAACCTAATACCTGATGAGTTTGCTCATCAAGCATTAAGATATACGGCGCTCTTTCTCCCTTTGCTATGCTATCATAGTCAGTTTTTAACCACGTATAGATGTTAAATGTTCGACGTATACCATCAGGATTCTCACCCGTATCAGTCTTGCCCTCAACCTTCAAATTTGCCTTTGCCGCTTTTGATAGCTCAGGCTCCATTGAAGTTACATACGCATTAATATCGCGGTACAACCCAGAAGCGACACGTTGTTCAAAGGTGTCTTGTATGATGTCGTCAACTTCTGTTACCCTAGATGCTGTGTAGAAGTTAACTGAAGCGTACGGTAGATAGATATTGTCAATTGGTATGAACTCAATACGCGGACGGCGCATCTCTGGATCAAACCACATTTTAAGATATTGAGAACCGCCGAAGGGCAGTTGCGTCGTCATCTGTTCTTCTTCATCACGGAACTCAATGATCTGCTCAGTACACTGCCAGTTCATAAAGTCGCGTTTGTTATCGGCTTTTTTCTGCTTGTCATCACTAGCAGTTCCGATAATCTTAGACTTGACAGGTCCATCAGGCGGGAAAAGCTCTTTCATCGCCCGTGCAGCAAAGTCAACTCCAGACTCAGCCATCACAGGATGAACTGTTTTTGAAGCGCCTTGAAACTGAGCGCCTCCTGGGGCGTCATTACCTAATCCAGAGCGCCTAATGCCCTCCTCGTACTGCTCATCACGTTTTTTACGAGCTTCTTTATCTTTTTCAATGAGCGTTAAAAACTTGTTACCAAGGTTCATCAACTCATACTCGGGCATTGACTCTGCTAGGTTAGCATAAAAATCTGGACTTTGCTCAGGACCTTTAAGCGTGCTCAAATGTACAAGCGCAGAGCCGTCTTCTAACTCCTCAATTTCCTCTTGTCCTTCATCAGTGAATAATTCACTAAGGCTGACTTCTTCAGCTTGATCAGGATCATCGATCTCGCCTACAAAGCTGACTGGGTCTATGTAGCGACCGTCTTCTTGATCTTGAGGAAAAGGTAAGCCTGCCATGTGTGTTCCTTAAATTAGTCCCATGAGCTTTAATCTACGCTCAATCAAGACGGGGTCTTCTACTGTAACTGACCCGCCGTCTTTTTTAGTAATTACTGGGTTAGTGGGGTCAAATGTTCCCTCATTTCCGATAGCTGATTTGATTCTAGTAGGATCAAATACACCGATATTTCTGTAGCCGTCTTCATTAGTATAAAAAGAATCGAAACCTGAGCCCTTAATAGCCTCTTGGATATCAGGATGTTCTAGCACGGCAGTGACGCCGATACGGTTTGTTAACTTAGGGTCTAAGTTAGGGTTAAAGTCTTTAAGAGCTTGAACATGCTCAGGAACCGCAGGGTCAAAAGGATTTTCCACATTAAGATGGACCTTCATGACGTTAGGACCTGATGGAAGATGTTTTTGATATTCTGCAATCAACTGATCTTCAGCTTCTCCTACAGGTTTACCTTCTTCAATTGACTTAATCATTGAGTCAGCATGCTCAGGCATATCGGGATATGTGTCTCTAAAATACTGCTTTGCGTTTTCTTGCGCTAAAGACATCTGCTCAGGCGTTAGATATTTATGAGCCTCTTTTGCCATATAAATAGGAGCGTCTACTGCGTATTTGTCTCCTGAGTACTCAGGGGCTTTACTAAAAAAAGCTGCTCCTGCTTGATTGGGTTTTTCTAAACCGAGCTCGGGTTTAAATTCTGTTACATCACTCGCTGTACCGTGATACCAGTCTCCTTTTTCTTTACTATTTTTAAGGAAGTTTGCTAAATTTGCATCATATTGTTCTGGAGTGATAGGAGTGGGTGTAGGTTTAGGCGGATTTACAAAGTCTTTGAACTCCTGACGATTCATAAAGCGCTGTACGTCAGGGTTGGCTGCCGTGGCGTCTCTGAACGCTTCTTGACGCTCATGGGGAAGTTTGTAATCACCCAGTACGTCATATAACGAATCTTTAACGCTTTGTGGGTTTTCAAGGTCAATCAAATTGGCTTTCTCAATCTCATTGACCGTACCCCACTTGCGTGAGTTCAAAAAGTCTTTGAGGGTTTGAGCGGGTTTGTAGCTAACGTCTTTATTTACTGGACCTTTGATCTGAGTGATGTTGGGTTTACCTAATCTGTTGTCATAGTAATTTTTTGAAAACTCTACTAATTCTGGTTGGAACTCTTTCGGATTATTAACAACATATTCCAATTGATTTTTGAACCCTTCAATTTTATCCAACAACTCATGAGCATGCTCATTAAGACCTAAACGGTTCTGCTCAACATTCGTCATGTTTTCGCCATATGACAAATAATTTGAAATAGAATCTATATTGTGATTTATTAAAAAGCCCGACTGTGTTGCAGGTTTGTTTAAAACTTCAATTGTAGCATGAGGCTTATTGTCAAAATCCCTGACTGAATACACTTCGGCTTTGCCTGATTTAATAGCTTTCCAACCGCCATGCCCATAACCACTTTGCCCTTTATTACCTGACGCTTTTATCCAATCAGGGTGATTCTCTTGAGGCTCATAGCCTCTGACTGAGTGCCCCACATTGTCTGCCTCTTTGGCAAACTGTCCTGGCTTGTCAAGTTTGACCACCACGCCATCATCTGTTTTATGAGCGATGTTCGCATACTGAAGGCTTTCGCGCTCGGCTTTAGCCATTTCAGCTGCAACCTTTTCATTGTATTCATGAGCGCGTTTGACCGCATCGACCACGCTCATCTTGTCAAGATCTTTGTGCGTGATCTCGCCCGTATTCATCTTCTCACCCAACACGTCAATCATGTGGTCAAACCCAAGTTTGCCAAAACTCACGTTATCTTTGATTCGATTTATAATCGTTGAAGGATCTAATTTTAGAATAGATTCAGGGTTATTGTAATATAGCGGATTGTTTAAATTTGCTAGATTACTTGGATAAATTGCATTATCAGTCAAATACTCCCATTGTTTACCTAAATCAGAAGTGGCCACGCCCTCACGAGGAAAACCGTGCTGCTCTCTTATAGTTTTTTCTCGTCCCTCTACTCGAGCTAACCTTTCATTTAAAGGCATATGAAGTATTTTATCTTTATCAGCTTGAGCGCGTATGGGGTCATTGGGGGTGCCCATTTGATTGCGCACATAGGGTTTGAGCTTTTTGTCAATCCAGTCATTGATTTTTAAAGCATTATGAGCGTTTTGAACTTCAGCGTCACCTGCGCCTCCGATGGTTCTTAACTTGTGTTCCATCGTTGCGGGATCTTCATTGAATCGTAAATATCTTTTTAAATAATTAACATTCTGGTCAACACCGAACATACTTTTATCTATCCAATTGCCCCCGCCGTGTTTAATCACTCCAGCAACTCCTGCGTTAGGCATATGCCCAGGATTAAACGCCATCGCCAATTCTTCAGGTGTTGGAGCGCGAAGGTTTCTGAGTTGATCGATGGGGTTTGTTACAGCGTGGCCGATGTTTTTAACAATGTTGCCAGCGCCGAGTAGCGCATTCTGAACGTTCTGATTCCATTCTTGAGCAGGGTTCCAGTCGCGTATGCCTTGCATTGCAGACTGAAACGTAGGCAAAGGTTGTCCAAGCAACTTGTCAAGATGCGAATACATCTCTAGCTTTACAGGATCAGTGACTTCTACGTTTGGCATAATGTTTGATATTATAGCGCTTATTGCGCGTAAGGGTTACCTTTGCGTTTGAACTCATTGTCGTGATACTCTTGCTGCTCCAAGGGGTCAATGTTGATCAGTCCAGCATCGCGTAAGTAGCGCAACGCTTGGGTGAGTGCGTCTACATAATCATCATTGCGGACTTCGGGAAACGCACACCATTGATTGAGCGCCTCAGTCAGCCAAGTTCTTGGGGTGCCTGGGTTGGCTTGCGATTCTGGCAGGAATACACGACCGCGCGCGATGATAGGTGAAACTAGATTAGCACGCATGACTTTATCAGCCCGTCCAGGATTGTAACCGCGAATAGGTAAACCCGCACGCTGCAAGTCTTGAAGTAACGATATCCCCGCAGATTTATCCTCAATCAAAACAAGGTCTGTCTTTTTCCCGCTGTTAAACTCATCAGGATCACCATACACTTCAGCATAGTTGTCCACGACCTTATTTCTAAGCTCAGGATATTCTATCCTTTCAGACCAAGCATCAATAATCATTACGGACGTAGGTCCGTCTTCGGGTTTAAAAACCCCTAGCACGATGCATGCAGTGGCGTCGTTGACGGTCTTCTCCGATGTTGCACAATCGTATGATTGCACGACGTAGCTAAATGCGGGAAAGGAACGCTCTGATGGCCAGAGCTTAAACCATGAGCGTTTAATGAGTCCTGAGTCTTCAGGATCAAGCAGTACCGCGTTAATCTCCTGGTCCCCTAGAGAGGTACCTTCGTACTGAAGGATTTGATTTTTGAAAGTAGGCGCAAGGTTATTCAGATTGTCGTACGTCGTTGCTGACACGTAGCAAACGTCGTTGCCGTCTCTGGCGACAAGGTCAAAGATGAGGGGCTTGGGTCGTGGCGTGGTGGTACACATAATGCGTGGGTTTTGTCCAAGTCGCATACCGAACTGGATCTGATTCCACGCCTCGTCCAGTTGCTCCCACGCGGCAAGCTCATCACACCAGCCCCCGTGAAACTGCGGTCCGCGATAGCGCTCTGGTTCGGAAGCGGGTATGCCCTTGATAATAGATCCACCGATGAGTGTGATTTCCGATGTGGACACCGCGTAGTTTTCGATGAGCTCTGAAGGGCACACGCTAAGTATTCCAGAGTCGCCCTTAAAGCAAACATCGCGCAAGTCTGCCGCAGTGGGCGCTGCGACTAGCCAGCGGGTGCCTGGGTTCATAAACGCCTGCCACCATATCCACTCTGCCGCAGCGCGGGTCTTCCCCGCTCCTCGGCCAGCCAGCAGGAGGTAGATGTTCCAGTCAAACTCGTTTTCCATCTCAGGCAGCTGGTACCCGTGCGCTTGCTCAATCCAAATATTTCTGTGGTGTTGGGCTGTTTTGTAGATGGTGGGCAGTTCGTTGATTTTACTCAAAAATTTTTGAGCGTCACCATCCGCCCCCCCTCTCGTCTGCAATCGAGCCTGGTGCGTCATGCGAAAGTCCTCTCAGCGCTCATCGTGGTCGTCTCAATGGTGGGGCAGCCAGACGAGCTCCGGGAACGATCTGGGAGCCTGCTCTTACGCCAGCAGTCCTCAGTGCGCCGAGCACAGCGTGGTCAATGGTGCACCAGCGAGTCATGCGATACGGCGTATAGAGGACGCCTTGTCGGAGATGAGCAGAGACTCGATCTTCCGCAGCATGTTCAGGTGCTCCTCGTCGTCTCCTGCGTCGTGCGTGATGACCTCGCTCACTGACGGCATCCTGCGGTGGACGAGGTCCATGACTGCCTTCGCAGCATTGATCCTGTCTGCCGTCCGCTCGCTCTTGCTTCGGTAGATCTGCGTCAGCGTCTCGACGGGCGTAGCCCCCGTGGCCTGCACCCAGTCAATGACGGCAGCGATATCTTCACCCACAGGTGGAAGCGGGATGAGCAGCTGCTTCTGCTGGAGCTCTAGTTCGGCCTTCCTGGACTGGACTGAATTGTAGTACTGCGCATATTGAGCTTGGCGCTGCATGAAGTCGGTATACTCTTCGTCCTCCTCCATTATTGGTGCAGGGTATTTGGCAGCGAGCCAGTCTTCCACTTGCTCCATGTCCATGTTCAGCGGGTTTTCATCGTACACGGCGAGTCTCCTTCGAGAGTCAAATGATCCTATTATAACCTACGCCGTCTTAGTACGACTGGGGTCCGCGGAGCGTAAAAGCTTCACCCCACCAGAGGTAAAACTATAATACAAAAGTTTTAGTTTCAAAATCTTAGGGATGTGTTAGCAATGGCCTAGCAATGTTAGCCTTGTAGTAACGTGGTTATTCAAAGTGTTAGGGTTAACCCTAAGCACCATTGCTAACATTGCTAACCCATTGCTAGCACCATCCCTAACTACCTTTCTCGGGGAGAGGGCTTCTTTTATTAGGAAACTAGGGATATATTTAAATAAGATATAGAGAAAATTATAGAGAAATAGCTAAATTAAAACTAAAGGTTTAGTCACAACTACCAAAATAGTAATATATAGAGGGGGTGCCACCTACATCCCTATATCCCTAACACCACACCCACCACCATAAGCCTTTAGTTTTAACTCCAACACCCCCTCAATTTTAGGCAAAAAACAGGGATCGACGCCCCTAAGACCGCCGACCCCCAAACAGCCAGGCAACTGCACTACCTTCCTAGCTTCCTTGCAATGCCCTATTATAGCTCCCCAGTCGACACTCCCCACGCGCCTTACCCCTCTCACCCCACCGTCCACACTCCCGCTTCCTCTATCGTTCCGCGATTTGACCCTCGGCTAACCCCTTAACACGCCACCGATCGAACGACCTCGTACCCTGCCTTCTAAAACGTCCTCTATCGTTCCGTGCTAGCACCCTTGCCGATAGTGTTAAGAGAAAATTTAAAACGCACCTCGAGACCCACCACTCAACGTAATAGCCAAAACCTATCAAAACCACCCTTTCAGCCATAACCGTAGCCCACAAGCCACTCGTCATCATTGTATTTATTAATACCGTTAATAAAACGCTAAAAACCTAGCGCGCAAGCCCCTTTTAGGTTATAATTAACTCCTAGGCGCTAATAAGCACCGCAGCAAACAACTTATAACTAACAACTTGAAGGAAACACAAATGACAGCACCAATTTACAAATACCAAGTCGTCGTTAAGAACGCTGACGGCGTTTTCCATATTGACGGACCAGCTACTCGCTACACTGACGCTTGGTTGCGTCTTTGCTATTGGAAGAACGCTGAGCGCAAGGTAGCCAAATTATTAAAGCTGAACGCCAACACTTGGTATGACGACTTGCACGCAACACTAAACACTTTGAACGCCTAAACCCTTAAACTAACCTCCGAGGAGAGCCAAATGCAATACATCGTAACTACAAGAGACGTCGACGGATCTGACAAGCGTGTTTACAAGACCAAGAAGGCTGCTCTAGAGCGCTTCCAACATATGCTCGGCTACAGCGTTGAGTGCGCCATCGCTGATCAGTTTTATCACTTGGACAACCCACCCACTTTTGACGATTTGAATTGTGTTCGCGGTGTAAGCACTTACGGTTGCGTCGTGACAATTCAAAAAGTAGAAGCATAACTGACGAGCCCTGAAATCATGTCACTTTCCAAATTCTACCAATTCGTCACAGAACGCGCCACTGAAACCCAGCCCTCCTGGACGTACAAGGACTGCGTGAGGTTTCATTACTTCAACCCGAACGGCTTGTATGTTCAGAAGAAAGCCATGGACGCACGCATTGACGCACTCGTTGACGAAGGCAAGGCCAAAACAGGCGCCATCATCGCCTACGGCATCTTAAACCACTACTACACCGACAGTCTAATGAACCTCCTACACAAGAAGCGCGTAGCCCGCATCGATTACAAGATCACCATAGACGGTCTTAAAAGAGACATAGAAAGCGCTCAGCGCTTCATAACAGAAACTGAAGGAGCACAGTAATGCATTACAAGATCACATTCATCGTACGCACACACGGCGATCACCACGAGCAACGAGCCATTGAGTGCACCGTCAAGCAACTCCAAGCCACGCTCACTCGTCTGTCCAGGGACCGCAATGTGCGTGATATATTCTGGTCGAAAACCGACTCGTTAGGCTGAGACTATCGTGAGCGAGATAACGATTAAAATATACAATCGTTATTTTCGCCCTTTCGTTAACGAAATGATTTATAATAACCTCATGGTGCTAAAAACACCATACAACATAACTTCTTAACTTTTCTGAGGAAAACACCATGACATCATCACTTCAAATCACAGTAGAAATCAAAGACGTATACGGCAAGCAGGTCGTTTACCCCGTGTGCCCTGCTGCCAAAGCCTTCGCTGCTATCGCCTCTACAACCACTCTCACTGCTAGCGCAATCAAGGGCATCAAGGCTCTAGGCTACGCCATCACCGTCAAGCAAGCCGAGCTAGCTCTTTAATCAACCTCCGAGGAGAACCTTCATGAAACACATCAAGCCCCAGTTCAGGTTACAAATGCGTGGAGAACCTGATTGGCTCTACCGACTAAAGCGAGTCGAATGGGCTGAAGGCATGGTTCGCCTTGGCAAATTAACAAAAGCAGATATATCACCACTTTAAGGAGAACCTTCATGAAACACATCAAATCTTCCGAATTCTATTACGGTCAGCTCATCGTACGCACCACAGCACCCAACGCTCAGGTCTATACCGTGGCCTCACGGCTCAACTTAAACATCCTGCTCATTTGGTTCGAAGGTACTAGACTTTGCAGGCAGTGGACTGACTACAGCGGTTCAATGGTTCCTACCGTCAAGCAAATTGAACACAGCATTGATAGCTATGGTCGCTTGGCTAGAATGTCTGACCTACAAACAGAAGGAGAACTAGCATGAAATCCATACGCATAGAAACTAAAGGTTTTTCGTGTATTGCCGAGGGCGCTGCACACTACTTAAAAGACGGCTTCGTAACGACAACTATCATGGGCGACGAGCGCTACATGCGCCGTGCACACGAAACTGACGCTAAAAGCTTCTACGAAGTTCGTCTTATCCATCGTGATTTCTTGAACGTTGAGGCTTCACTCGTTTTACTTGAAGGAGCACTCACATGAAATTCCGCAAAGCACTCGACATCTGGAGCCCTTACGGTCAGTACCTACTGCCTAATCTTCAGCCAGGACAATGGGTCTATGCAGGAGAGCCCTCCTCCAAGGGTCGCTTTCTAGGCATCAAGCCCTCAGGCACCATCGTGGTGGCTTGGCACAACAACGCAAAGAACCACGGCAGAGGGCAGTACAAGCCTTACGTTCGCGCACTTCGTAACTACGCACTAGGAGTATAAACATGATGATCACAGGACCTGACAACATCGAGCTATTCAGAATGCTCACCTTGCACAAGATGCTAAAGCTCGAGATCCAAGGGCTCAAGTTTCGCTCTTCAGCCTTGGCTATCCTCAAGAAGATGGGCTACAAGGGCAACCGTAAAACGGTATACGCCCAGCTGTCTAAAGACCTTGGCAAGGAGTATGAGGTGATAGCCTAAAACTATCAATTCGGTCCGCGTGTTTAGTTAATACAATTAGCCACGCGACCTAGACCCACTTATAATAAACTCATAAGCAAACAACTTATAACTCTTAACAACTTCACTCCGAGGAGAAAACAATGAATGACACACGCCGCAAAGAACTAGCCGAAATCCGCTCCAGAATCGAACTCGCTTTAGGTGAGTTGAGTAACGCCAAAGACGAACTTGAGGGCGTGATCAACGCTGAGCACGAAGCCTTTGATAATATGCCCGAGGGGCTTCAGCAGGCTGACCGTGGCCAAAACATGGAAGCAGGTATAAACACTCTTGACGACGCGTCTAGCAACATAGACGACGTCATTTCCTCGCTTGAGGATATCATGGGTCAAATTGACGAGGTGGTGTAATGAACTTTCAAACGCACGCCACACTTGATATCTACACAGCGGGTTGCGGTTTGATGGGCATCATCAAGCGCGACTATGACGCGATCGTTAAGACCTTTGGCGAGCCCACTGAGGGCTTTGACAAGACCGACGCTGAATGGCATATCCGCTTCGATGACGGCACCGTAGCGACCATTTACAACTACAAAGACGGCATCAACTACAACGGCGACCGTGGCCTTCCAGTTCAAGACATCAAAGAATGGCACGTGGGCGGTAAAAGCATCCATGCTTATTACCTAGTCTTTGACGAGATTGGAAAGGCGAACGCTGTATGAAATTCAGTTACAAACTCCCAAACACCGACCAGTTCCTTGAGGTTGAGTTCGGTTATGAAAGCGCGACGGGCGATGGGCGCGATGAGCCCTATATCCCCGCCTACATTTACATCGAGTCCGTCAAGTTCTTGACCGTCGACATGACTGACATGCTTAACGAAGAAACACTAGCGACGCTTGAGCGTGCTGCAATGCAAGTTATGGAGGACCTAGATGATGACCAGTTCTAAGCTCACCGCAATCCTAACCGATATCCTGATGGCTATCGTGTTGGCAGGGCTCTTCTTTGGCCCACTCTTTTACTATCTTTTGTTCGTTCTTAAACCCTGAGGAGTTGTATGTTAAACCCGAAAGTTCTGATTGAAAGTGTATCTAATCTGTCCTTCCGCGACTTGGCAGCCCTTGTTGCGATGCATGGAATGGTTAGCTCACTGCGCGAAAACGAAACGCTCAACACCGAGGGCACGGCAGCTTGGGCTTACCAGATGGCTGACGCGTTGATAGGGGCAGCTGACGCTGAGCCTGAAGAGGCCGAAATCGAATATGACATGTCGGTCAATCCAAGCGACGAAGAAGTTGAAACCACAGTTGAGGAGAGTACAAATGCCGTTGCGTGATCCAATTTACAACCCCCTCGTGTGTGACTTGTCGCTCCGCGACTACATCGCGATTGAGGTACTACCTGTGTTTGTAAACAACCCTGAGACGAATTACGCTGAGGACGCTGAAGACGCTTACCGCGTGGCTGATGCAATGCTAAAGCAAAGGATGAAAAATGACTGACGCATTGATATGGGCGCTTGCTCTTGGCGGTGCTATCGCTGTATTCATCGTTGCAGCATTCTTGGCATGGGCTTTCATTCAGGAGCATAAAGATGACTAATCAAGAACTAATGCAACTGATGACCGACATGGGTTTACATGAAGGTGGTATTGAGAATTGGGTTCCTGATAATGCTTGGCTTAGAGTTGCTAACGCAGTCAAAGCAAGAGAACGTGAGGAATGTGCAAAAGTGGCGGATGAATATGCTGAGGGAATAGAGCGTAATTATTCTGAAATCATTGCGGAAAAAATTCGAGCAAGGGGACAAAATAATGGGTGATATGGCTGAAATATTTAATGAATGGAAAGCATACAAAAAAGAACGCAAGCAAAGACTTGGTATGCCATGCCCTGATTGCACTAT